CTTCCTGTATTATACGAATTCAAAATCATTTCTTGATCTCTTTATTTGCTATCTGTCTATTATATATGCTTTATTTATATAAGTCAACAATTATTTTACCAAAATTTTCAAATCAAATTTTAAAAAGGACTTGAACCTCCATCTAATGGGATAGCAATTGAACGCCGCTCCGACTGCTCTACCAATGAGCTATAAACTTTGATTTGAAAATATTTTACATTTCTAACTACTTAGACCCCATTATCAACATTTATTCGAATAAGTCAACAGTTTATTTTCAAGTTGAAAAATAAATTCTGAAAGAGCGGGTAAAGGGAGATCGAACCCTAACAACTTAGTGGATTTCTCGATAGGTAATATTACCTCCTACCGCGGCACAGACCCTCAATACTAATTAGGAGTCTACTAATCTATGCCCGCACGAAGTTGGCTGCCTTGCAACCACTCTTTCAGAATTTATTTCACAAGAATTGCGCTAAAATCTAAACACAGTACTCGGTTGGTTTCGCACCAACTACCACCTGATGATTACAGGTCGTACTATTCTCATGGGCTTTATAGCTAATATTTCCCACTACCTTTGTACTAGCTCTACTATTTAAGCTATCGTTTACTATGTTCAGATTTTAGTGCAAAATCTCTACTTAGACCCCATTATCAACATTTATTCGAATAAGTCAACAGTTTATTTTACTAAAATTTTGAATAACTTCATCCACTCATCCGATTTTCCTGGCGTGGTCGCTGCTTCGGATACTTTGGTATATCCAATCACACCTTCCAAGTTTGCACCTGTTAAATTTGCTTTTGTTAGGTATGCACCTGTCAAATCTGCATCTTTCAGTTTTGCATCTTTCAGTTTTGCAGAGGACAAATCTGCTCGAGTTAACTTTGCATTCGATAAGTTTGCATTCGATAAGTTTGCATTCGATAAGTTTGCATTCGATAAGTTTGCATTCGATAAGTTCACTTTTGCCATTTGCGCAACTTTCAGGTTTGCACTCGTCAGGTTTGCACTCGTCAGGTTTGCACTCGTCAGGTTTGCATCTGATAAGTTTGCACTCGACAAGTTTGCATCTGATAAGTTTGCATCTGATAAGTTTGCGCTTGATAAATTTGCACCTTTCAAGTTTGCGCTTGATAAATTTGCACCTTTCAGGTTTGCACTATATAAGTCCGCATTTGCCATTTTTGCACTTGACAAATTTGTATCTATCAAGTTTGCATATTTCAGACTCACGCCCTCTGAAACTGCTTTGATTACTGCTTCACGCAGTGGATTTTTGGTCCCAGCAGGCAATTCACATTCAAAAATAACTTTGTCTGAGTACCGATTTTTAATTTGTTGTTTCATTTATGCATTTCTCACTTTGCGTTTGCTCTTAGGGTATATTGTACCTAGATTTGGCCAAAAGTTTACGCTTTCTACGCTTATTTATAAGTCAAATAAGTCAGCATTTATTTGAAAAATATTTAAAACTAAAAGATGATACCGGCGGGGTCTTGAATGAACACATCAAAATCCTCACATAGACAGCCGTCACCAATATATCTCACACACTCATCAAAATCCTCAGACGAAAACAACACAGTGGGAAATTCCCCAACTTCAGACACGACGTTGAATGTGTTACTCATTTTGTTAGTTCCTTGACAATTTCGACCAATAGTGGCGTTGAAAAAATAGCTGCTAATATAATACACTGGAAAAATTCTTTGATTGACATTTTGAAGTTTCTTTTGTGTTTCACTTGCTCTTAGGGTCAATTATACTACAAATTTGAGTAAGGTCAACATCAAATAGTGAAAAACTACTGAGAATTTTAGATATAGTGGTAACCCCAGCGATCAACTAATTGATCAGAGTTCCCACTTGGCATGCCCAATCATTATATCAATAGGCTTCTATGGTGCTGCTTACGTGTTGTCCATCCAGCGGCACATACACAATCTTTACGCCGGATGTTGAAAAACTAACGCCGACCAATTCATTGCATAAACCACCCGCAAATTCAGACATAAACGAAGGTTCGTTCACAAAAATAAAATCCCCACAGCGTCAGACAAATACTCTAAAAATTCACCACGTAAACTGGCCATATTTTAAATCTCATAATTGTGGTCTCTATAGGGCTTGAACCTATTTCATTACCAAGTCAGCGACGCCTGTTTTCTGACCAATCGAAGGGTAATGGTCTTACCGTGTTAAACGAAGAAACCTTAATCTTACATATTATTTCACTAGAATTTCATGAGAACATGAGGGACACTTAATGAAATCATAATAATCTTTGTCACCAGTGTAATCTGTTGAATAATCCCGTTTGATATCAGACGGTGTATATTCCAATGTTGAACCGCAGTTCTTACAAACAACTTCTTTGACTACACTTTTATGTGGTTTGGTGTCAATAATTCTAATCATAATTTACCAATCAATATTAATTGCGTACTCACCCACAGGCAATAAGCCTTTGGCATGCAGATCGTTGATCACCATATCAACACTCGGATAAAAATTTCGAGCCCAGAATAAATCGATAAACCACTGAGTATTTTGATCTGGGATACCGTGCCATTCTTTTGGGTCACGGGCGAGCCAAGCGCTGAAACTCACGCCCCGCTCTTTGCCATTGACTTCATCTGGAATTGTGCCATTATCATAATCACCAAAATATTCTTCTGGTGATGGTACTGTGATATATTCCAACCCACGAGATTTACAACCATCTTGTTGTTGAAAATTGTAAACACGACCATATGTGTCCACGACCAATTGGTCAAAATCACCTACATCGATTGTGTGTAGTGTGTTGATTTTAATCATATTGTGTACTCTGTTTCTTGAGTTTCTTCGAGCCAGCGAAAGCCACCATCTGTTTTTGAATACATCGAAGCTGTTTCTTCTTGAGTTTGCGCCCAGGAGCTGGTCCATACATATATAGTTGTTCCAACCAAGTAAGCTCGCGTCTGGAATCGTACTGCCTTGGGTCTGATGCGGAACTCAGCTAGAGAATATCGGTCATATTGACTAATAAAAGCGTGTAAAACAAATTCAACATTTAAATTTGCGTTGTTAAATGCGCCCCAATCCGAATCCCACCACTTAACGTCTAATACCTCACCAGCGAGGATGGCTTTAATAACTTCTATTTGATTCATTTTAAAGTTCCTTATTTAGAGAGTTCCGAGCCACAAAAAGAAATTGAGGATACCTGCGAATACATATCCAAATGCAATAATCGCGGCGGTGCAAAAGAGGAAGGCGTTAGCTGGTTTACCGTCTTCATGTGTACTCCAGCGCCCAGCTGCACAGGCCCGGCCGATCGCCAAGATAAAGGCATGTTGATAGAGATTCATTTGAAAAATCCACCAAAGTATACACATATCCAAGCAGGGCTCGCATACACGACACCAACCCAAAAGTTGTAACTTCCAACTCGCGGCTTACCATGCATGTGTGCTAACGATAACGCACCAACAATCTGTAGACAAATATAAGCTATTGCATAATTATTCATAATTTGATTCCTCCATGTTTTCAATATACTCGCACAATCGCCACAACTTCATTCAGATCAAGCGTTTCCAACTCAATTAGGTTGTGGGCGCTATCTGCTTGCATAAAATTCCTAATAGTTCGTGTGAGGTAAGATAACGGTGGACTGTACGTTGTATACGCAGTGGTTGTGTATTGCGATTTACTCGACTCCTCACTAAAATCGATATCACACGATTCTACCTTGTCGAGTTCGATGATCGCACCAGACCTCATGTAAATTTTTAATGAATATGTCATATTATAGTCTTTCAGTTATAAGGCAAGTACTGTAGCATCGCACCATTGATCATTGTCAGTTGCAGTCCTGTACTGTTGCCTGGAATGAATTTCAAATCACTGACTTGGCCCCCAGAGCTGCGCTCGGTACCACCAAATTCAACCCACTCTAGTGTATACTTCGTACTGGTGTGAGTGAATTTACCGATGCGTGTCCGTGCTATCTTAGGGCGGATTGCAATCTGCGAACCTTTCTCCAGTACACTACACTGGCTACCCGATTGCCACCGCCAGCCATCATTCATTAGCGTATCTACCACCGCATCAAAATCTTCTTGTGCAGTACCGCCGACCATCGTACACACAACTGGTGAGTTCGCCAGGCGTGTTAGTAATTCTGCTTTCGTCATTTTTAACCCCAGTGTTCTATTTAACTTAGGGTCTATTGTACCCTCTATTAGATCAAAGGTCAACAAGTAAATCCGAAGAGTTATCCGTTAACTCATCTAACTCGATATTCTCTGCACCTTCTATGATCTGCTTCTCTATATCCGAGTGTGAGTGGGTACGATCCACACCATCAGCCCCTCGTTGCACGTATCCACATGGGAGTGTTATCGTTGCTGTGACTCCACAATATACAGCAGCTCGAGCACCTGCTAAATCAACACCTGCCTGTCCCCAGTTACAATCAGCAGATCTCTATTGTAGATACGTAGCACGCGCCGTAGAACATCTGTTACAAAATTATCAACTCGTGTCTGTGTCCAACCGTGTTTACTAAGCGTGGACAGTCCATTTCCCGCTATGTTTAAACACGAACAGTTGTGGTGTTCCGTGAAGGTCACCAAACCCATTGCAATCACTTCAACATCACTGCTATCTGTTAATGAAAACCCAATGTGTTTTACCAGCACTCTTGTGTGTGAGTTTCTCACCTGGTGCGTAGTTTGGTGATGTGTGCTGGCGTACAGTAATCATTGATATGCCCAAACAGAGCAACAGATTAATCAAAACTTAGCGAATAACCATCGACCAACCCTAGAACTTGAAACATAATACCATTGTAACTTAATGTGATGTGCAAACCCTCAATCACCGGTACATCCGTGTCAGGAGTGATCCAGTCTTGATAGTCTGGGTGACATAGACCAAGACTACCTTTCAGTTCGTGAAGTTGGTGTACTACGAACTTTCCTTCAAATGTCCTGAATATGATACCGTCGATGGTATCAACAAACCCAACAATTTTACCATAGTTAGTCTGAGTTCCAATTGGTAAATCACGAACATTTACAGTTTTCTTTTTTTGGTACCCAATCTGAGCAATCAGTGCCTTTGCAATGATGTCGTTCCGTGTGAGGTTACTCTTTGCCGCAAGCTCATCTAGGGATGCTAGGTCTTCTGGTGTGATGTCAAATTGCATCACCGAATCTGGTGACTTTGATGCATTGGTACACATCAGGTCTAGGAGTTCCGAACTATCTACCAGCGCAATTTCATTGACAAAGTGGTCTAGGATTGCATTATTAGGGGTTAATACATACAGGCATTCGCCTATTGTTGCAATCAAGACTTCGGATGTTACATTATTGAAAACGACAACGGATTGCTTAGGGGACTCACAGGAAGAGAACCCCAAAATTGTGATGTATTCTTTCGGTACACCAAGTTCTTCATATAGAGATTCATCAAAGTAGTCGTGGGTAACATTCATCATCCCGCCGAGATGCCACGAATGGATTTGCATAATTTGATTGATATTCATTTTGTTCTCTCGCAGTTCTATGGTGTTATTAAAAATTTCAATGTTGTTGGATGATAACCCATGACCATCACCGAAGTACTCTAGTGACGGTATTGTACCCACACAACCCTACAATAAGATTCTGAACCAAAGCATCAGGGTCGAAGTCTCGTGCAGTGCCACCCATCGTTGCGCAGCGAATAGCGTACTGTGCTGCTTCTCGGATGGCAGCGATGTTTTGTGGAGATCGGTCGATGATACTCACAGGGGGTTCAGAGGCGGGGTGATATATCCAGTGGTCTGTTGGTAGTGGCAGAGATGCGCAGTGCGCCCCCGAACCGTCAGGAAGTTGAATCATAGTATTACTAAACGAAGGTTAAAGTGTAGTGCATATTACACTGTTTGAACAATTGTAGTTAACCAGGGCATTCAACCCATCTTCTTTAATTTACCGATGGTACTTGCTAATTTGCACTCTAACTTCTTCTCACGTTTGTATGCTGCATAGTGAGAAGAGAAATAATTGAAATAATCTTGTGTACCAGCATCGTGAATATTCGCGGACTGCCAAGCGGCTAATGCTGTTCGCTTGTGGAATCGCTTATTATCTACTGTTGTTTCTAATTCTAGTCTTAGTCGCTGGATTAAGAATTGTCGGTCTGCTAAAGTAAGTTGCTGTGGCATAAGTGGAATCTCCAAAGTTGTTGAACCTCTGGAGATTAACACAAAAACCGTTTGGTGTCAATACAGTAGTGGTGAACTGTAAATCATTGCTGGGGTTACTCGGTGCTTCGGCACTCGAGACAGCACTACTGCACCACCTTCTTGTAGTGCAGCAAAAACTAGCTCTGAACAGAACCATTTGTCCGGGCTACTGTAGTCACGAGCAACAAATGGTAGTGCATACAGTGCTGTGTAATCATATTTTTTACCGAGTTGTTCTTGGGCAAATTTTCGCACAAGATCTGGTCTGGGAATATCGATATTAAATATTTCCCACTTCGCATTATCGCCCTTGACCCAGTCGAGTGTATGCTCAGCGACACCACCGTAGTGCCCACTTGACCCTATGACACACGAATCCGAGAAGCACAACTCTACGTGCGACCACGTGCTGAATGTCGCTGCTTGTATTATCTTAGAGGTTAGGTGGTCGGATGAACAAAATATGAGGCGCATTTGAAGTTAGTATAGGGTATGTGTGTGATTATTTAGCACCAAGTGTACCCAAAATCTCACTAATTTCATCAAGTTGATTATACTTTATGATTAGCAGTTCAATACCCATAGACCTACAATAGTCTTCCTTTAGTCGATCTCTCTGAGCACCACGAAAGAATGCAACTTCAGCGTCCATCGGTTGAGCACCTGCGCTTCTCCCAAAGTGACTCGGTTGGTAGTGCTGAACACCATGAAATTCTATACAAAGGTTGTGGTCGGGTAACCAGAAGTCAAATGGTAGTAATTTGTTCGTCATAGGATTACGACAGTCGCCAAATCGGTGCTCCTGGATGAAGTTGATTGATTTGAGTTTTAGTATGTGTGATATAATTGCCTCACCCCTACTCTCTTTACATTTCTTGCATCCCACCAGACTATTTGCATGTTGCTGCACTGTCGTCGTAAACGCACCGTGTTTGGGGCAAACTACTTGTATCTTAGACTTGATATTGGCAAACTCCCCAACAAGGGAATAATCATACTTACCAAAGTGTACTGTCGTCGCTTTGGTGACGAAACTAGAACGAGTGTGTTGAGCTTTTTGTGCACACCCTGCACACCCTGTCTTGTGTTTGTTGGTAAATCTATATGGATATACCTCAAAATCTCCATGAGTCGGACACGTCACGATAATTTTAGACAATCCGTCACCAAATTCTGCTCGCTCATAAGTGTACTTGTTTCCGTGCACTGATATAGCAGCGGCAATCCACGACTCAGTTGTCTTAGCGGGTTTGCGAATCCCACACTTGGGGCATCCTGACGGATCTTTTCGAAAGTGATGTTTGCTTCGAGTCCACCACTCACCGTGTTCTGGGCACATAACAGAGAATAGGTAGTTGTACCTACTACCCTCTAGGTTCACTTGGCGGGTTGTGTTGGTATAATCATATTTGACTCCATGAATTGCTTGTGACTTGGTAACAAAAGATTCTACTGCTTGACTATCTCTAGATAGTAACTGCTGATTGCTGCCACATGTTGGGCAACCGCGTTTGTATTGTATGTGTGATGCCCAGGAACTTGTCCACGGGCCGTGAGTCTGGCACACAACAGTGACCTTAGTCGACTGGTCTTCACAGTGTGTTACGTCTGTGTAGTCATACAAATCGCCGTGGTGCACACGACCTTGTTCGATAAAAGCTTTTTGGGATATCTGTTGCTTGAACTGATTAGAATTTAGTCGTACTATCATACAATTATTGTATTTATTAAGTGTTGTGTTGCCAACAAACTTCTAGTTGTAGTGATATTTGGTAGCCTCTTTGATTTTTGACAACACTTAGTAGCATCACAATGTGTTGTCAAAAAATGGGTGAGTTGCTAACTTTCGTTGTTCTATATATCTCATGGTTCTAACCAGTTGTGGACTAATTCTTTAACCCGAGTGATTTGATCGCACTTAATTATTAACTATTTAATGGTATGATCATTGCAGTATTGTTCCTTGATTTTGTCTGGCCAAGGTAGATCCACGAACAATACGACTGAATAGTTGTTGTCAAAAAATAGGTGAGTATCACGATGATACTCACCTAAATGAAGCGCTATAGCTGGGGAATTATGATGAAGTTGTCAAACTTGCACCCTGTGCTACGACGTGCACCGGAATAATAATAAACTCCACACTCAACATCGGCTTGATCGCTATGTCCAGATACAATTCGTGGCGGTCGATCCTGATACCATAATTGTTACTGGAGTCACAGACTACCAAATAATCGACCAGACCACGCTTGATCAAAATGTCCTTCAACATCCCTTCGATTGCAGACTTAAAGTTGTTGCGTGTGATTTGGTCATTAGGTTCAAAAAGGTAGGAGAAGCCCAATTTGCGGGCTTGGCGTCTAATGTACGCACACAACCGAACAACGTTCACTCGATCTAGTGCACTTGCATAGCTTTGTGACGTCTTTTGGCCGAATACTAATATACCCCTGCCTGGCATGTTCACGATCGGATTCATGTTGGTGTAGTACTGGTACAGTGCATTGCGTTGTCCCTTATTCAGAGCAACGTCGACGAATGTTGTTGGTGCGCCCATTGTACCTGTTACATAACCAACGCGAGTGATGCCGGTCACCTGGCCGCGATGTACGCCTGCTGGTGCGAACCACAACTCACCTGCCAGATCATTGTATGTATATGTACGGATAGCAATCGCTGATGATGGGACAAACACATCATTTCCATCAACATTGGTGCCCATTCCGTGAGGGTAGTAGTAAGCAATATTACGGTTAACACGGCGGCTTGAAGCGCTGGTCGCTGGTGCATTACCCCAGTTAGCAGCTTGCTCAGGATCCAGGTTAAAAGGCACATCACCGATTACCATCGCTTCTTCGCCAATATCTTCACTCAGAGTCAAAAGATCATCAGCCAACTCAGGAAACCCTGGGCACAGGATCAGATTGTATTCATACAATTCAGAGCGAATTTCTTGATTGCTGCTTACGACCGCTTGTAGTGCAGTCACGATCGTGCTGCGTTTTGCTGCATCATTAGCACCGAGAGTTGTATTATTTGCAAATGCTAGAGTCAACTTATATTCTGTACCAGCATCTAACAAGAATGCGCTTGCTTCCGAACTTGTCCATTCACTTGCTATCGAACCAGTTCCCGGAGCTGCAAGCAACCAAGCGGCGATTGCACCAGTATAACCCAAGAATTGAGTAGTAGCTGGTTGGTTAAAACCGTTCCCGTACACGTCAATGCTTGTATCAGCAGTTGCGCCAGCCACAGGTACGCCAAGTGATTGGTATCCATTCAGTGAGCTGAACAAGTTTGTATCATTGATTACAATTGAGCTGAGGCTGCCGACTGCTGTGCTGGTAACAATCAAATTACCACCCGTGATCGTAATTGTCGCTGTGCCTGCCAGATCAGCATTGATTTGAATTAACAAATTGTTATATGTTTGGGCATTTGCTCCAATCAGACTGATAACCCGGTTAACACCATTCACACTGATATTGGCTGTGTACACGCTGGCGTTATTGTTGAGTCCAGTAGGCAGTGCTGTGGACGTCAGTCCAGCTGCAAAGTCAATACCTTGGAAGCCAGCAGTTGTAATCGCAGGTGTAGCGCTGTCATCGTAAAAATCAAACTCAGCACGCAAGAATGTATTCTCGGAGAGTACGGGTTGCATCACTTGCTGAGTAAATGTTAGCAACTCAGAGTCAGTAATCGAATCGCGAAACCCCGGATCCCCAATATTGTAACCGTTTTGCATGTTGTAAGAAGCCAAGTAAGCATTCGACAATGCTTCTAACTCAGCAGCTGCAGTGGCCAGCTTGGTGGTCCAGCGAGAACTAACTACGGTATAGTTGTCTTGTAAATTGACATTGGCACGAACGACATAAGCCAGGTCGCCAATGCCGAGATAACGATTCAGTGTGTACAAGCCATATTCATTGAGAGCGGAACCATGCAGTGGAGCACCATTTGCGGCTTTCAAGAATGACGGAATACCATACAACTGCAGTGATTGACGTAGAGATGTGACGGTGCGAACAACATTCGACTCTATTGTTCCGAGGGCAGTGTTAATGCCATCAGACTGCAGCTTATCCTCTTGGGTAGCAATAAAATACAGCGGAACGGTTGAAGCAATGCTTGGTACGAACATGGACTGATCGTCCAGCAGTGTAACGACACCAGGAGATACTAAAGAAGCCATAAGATTTTCCTTTTTTGTGTTAGGGCGAATATATTTACTTGACCCCAATATTTTTGTATAAACTATCACATAAATAGTGGTGTATATCCAAGGTGGTTAGCTAACAACAACTTGTGTCTAGGTGGTTGGTGATTCGTAGTTCGAGTCTACCACTTTAATTTGATATATTTACTGACAACACATCCAACTTAATGCCCAATAAAAACCTAGTCCGTATCTGTATTAAGAGTTGTTTACTGTTGATGTATACCACACACTATGATTGAACCAACTCAGAGTGTATCCTTAGAGCTCAGCTCATGTAATGATGGCAGTTTAACCACCTGCAACACCAAACTTGAAAAATTCTTGGCAGCCTGTAGTGTCGCACATGGCGATCGATATGACTACTCGTTAGTCCACAACATATCAAGTGGTTCTGATAAAGTTGTAGTAATCTGCCGCAAGCATGGAGAATTCACTACGCAAGCACGAGCGCATAGTAGTACGCGCACTCGGAGTGGGTGTCCGGCTTGTGCAGGTAATGTAGCCTGGACTCATCAATCATTCATCACTCACTGTACTACGAAACATGGTGATCAATTTGATTATTCTAAGATACCAAGCAACTTTGATATGGGGCAGAATACACCAATAATAATCACCTGCCGAGATCATGGACAGTTTACATCAACTGTAGTCAGGCACCTGGCAAGCGCACGTGGGTGCCCACGGTGTTCACTTAGTGAGCCACTTACTAGGATGAAGTTTATACGGGATGGGTTGAGACTGTATGGGGATCTATATAGCTACAACAATCTTCCAGACACTGTTAGTAGAATTGACAAGGCGGTGCCAGTCACTTGCATAAATCACGGTGATTGGTTGGTGTCGTACCAGAGATTTGTGAATAAAACCATTGGTTGTGTTAATTGCCGACGAGAATCCAGAAGCGATTTGAGATCATCAAGAGAGGTGGAGGATAGACGGATTGCACACTTCATAACAGGTGCTCAGAGGGAACACGGAAACAAATATGATTATTCCCACATAAACCAACTTGCTTCGATGAGCCACAAGGTATCTGTGCGCTGCCCCATACACGGAGATTTTTTGATCACTGCTAGCAATCATACTAAGAGAGGTAGTGCTGTTGGGTGTGTGGATTGTGCTGGGAATAGAAAATTGACTAGAGATGTCTTTATTCGCCGAGCAGTGGAAATACACCGTGGGCGATATGACTATGCTAAGGTTCCTGCTGAATTCCATGACGGGATTTCAACGAGAATTCAAGTCAATTGCAGCACACACGGCGAGTTTTCGACACAAATCAACTGGCATTTGCTTGATAAAGCTGGTTGTGCCAAGTGCGCCAAGAATGCGCCAATGACCCAAGAACGGTTCTTAGTAAGAGCACAAGAGAAGCATGGTGATTCATATGATTATTCTCACCTCGCCGTAACAAGCGTAAGTGAAAATATTACACTTGAGTGTACCAAGCATGGGCCTTTTTCATTAACGGTCAAGCGGCACATAGATACTGGAACAGGCTGTAAGATGTGCACTCCACCATCGAGAGGTGAAGAGCGGATAGTTCGTCTGTTAGATTCACTTGGCCAAATGTACAAAAGAGAACACAAATTTGCCGACTGTATTAACCCACTCACTGGCAGACTCTTGCGCTACGATTTTTGGTTGCCTGAGCACAATTTATTAATAGAGTTTCATGGTAAGCAACACTACATAATCAGCAACTTCTCAACTACGGCGTACACCCGAGAAGCAACGTGAGGCGGAAATTCAGTTTGCTGCTAGTATCGCACGTGATGAAGTTAAGAAAAAGTATGCTGATCTTAGAGGGTATAGATTGCTGGTGATTAAGTACACAGAAATCAACGATGTTGAACGAATAATCAAACGGGAGTTATCCGATGTCACTTGAGAGAGAACAATTTATTACACTGTTATTAGCTGAGCGAGTTCTAATTAAGAACAAGAAGGGTATTACAACAATCAACCCTCAGTGGGAGTTTAGGATTCAATTCGTACCCAAGCTATTTTACACACTCAGAGATTTCTGTCCATGGACAGAAGATTCATTTCGCGAGCAAATCCACTGTCTGTTAAATGATATTGTTGAACCACCAGGGTGTCGTGGGTGCGGTAAATTTGTAACGTTTAATAGTTATCGAAACGCGTATAACAACTATTGCAGTAGAGTGTGCCCTCAATCGCAAGTAAATAGTGATATTACAACTAATTGATTCGACTATGACTTCTTTATTCACCACTACGCTGTTTGAGAGCAGTGATGCTGATGCTGCTGAATCAGCGACCTTTCATAGACTAGTATCGAAGGGATTTACTCCATTTGCTTCTCCGAGTGGTTCAGATACCGCATTTCCTGATTTCGGATTGAGCATTGAAATTGACGGTAAGATTGTTGATCTCCATATCGAATACAAAATGAATAAAAAGGCTCAGATGGGGTCTGTTCGAGATTGGGTGTTTGACGGATCAGTATTCACCTCCCCCGACAAAAACTCCGAAGATAAGGCGCAATTGTTGGAATTAATGAATGGTAGTGACGTGTGTGTCCGAAACGGGAAGAGGCTTTTGGCTGATTTGAAAACCTATGTTGGCTCAGGGGTGGGTAAAATTAGCTCCGGATCACTGAACTTCATATCAGATATGACTGAGCGCAAGGACAAATTGCGAGCTTTTGCTGCTGGTACTGATAATTTTCAATTAGCAAATATCGAGTCTCCTGTACTTGGTGATAAAATATTGGATCACTATCGCAAGAAATTTAAACCAAGAGGATCGGCGGACTACTCTATCCTAATCATGATGATGGGGACAGAGATGTGGGTAGTTCAAGCTGATAAGAAAATTCCTTCGGACTTGCAGCGAAAAATCAGTCAAAGCTTGGGAGTAGACGATATTCCTGTGTTGCACAGCATTGAGGCGAAACTTGAGGTTCGCATTCAGCCCCGAGGATTAAATAGTGGTGGGCGAGGATCTATCGACGTGATGGCTAACTTCAGACTAAACGCCAAGAGCGCAACTGGTGGGGCTCAAGTTTAATAAGTTTCTGGCACGTGACACACAAAAAGCCTCAATGCGAGGCTTTTTCTTTGTCTATTAGTGTTTGTGTAAGCGCATCTAGTGTTGCGTTTGAGGTTTCGATTACTCTATTGGTATCAGCAAGTAATTGCTTTGTCGCAGCACGCGTCTCTACTATGGAATTTAGAGATGCGATGATTTCACTTAGTTGCTGTTGGATGTTCATGAGATAACTCAATCATAATCGGGAACAGAATCCACAATGGCTTCCAACGCCGACACGAGAGCTTCCATGCTCTTGACGTCTGTGTGCGTGCGAATTTTTCGGATTGCTCGTTGAATCTGATTTATTACTTTGTCGGCATCGGCAGCTAAGTCGGTAATAGCATTAATATCAGTCTGGTCGACAGATGATTCTGTTAATGCAATTCCTGCTAGTTCCGCTAATCGTTGATTATTCATAATGTGTAGGTGTGGTGGTTTGTAATTAGCCAGAAAACTTCCCGCTAATCACATCAGAAATAGTTCGTTGGCATCCCGCTAATATATTCGATACTTCTGTTGTTTTTTGCAGCAGTTGCTCCAAGTGACGCGCGTCGGCGGTATCATCAGATGTACTGGTAGCGCTTCTTCTGAGTCGATCTGTTTTTAATGTGATCTGTTCTAGTGACGTTGATATATTTGCCAATTCAGTATCGAGTCTGGATTTTGTCCAGTTCACGTCGACTGCTTCGGTAATTACAATTCCTGCTAGTTCCGCTAATCGTTGATTATTCATATGGTGTGGTGGTTTTGTGTAGTATTTATGTGTTACTGATTACTCTGCAGATGGAAACAATGCCTCAGCGTCAATTTCTGTCGAGCTGTAGTCGATTGGGTTACCGTCCAGGAAATCAACAATTTCTTGTGCATCACCTGGAGTAAACACCTGGTCTGCTCCTGTAGCGGTAATTGCTGTTAGCCGAACAAGAATCTTCTTGATGAAATCATCCTTATTCTTGGCTGGTGGAGTAATCCAGATCGGAAACTCGAAGCTCAACTTGATAACTAAATTCCTATCATCGGTACCGGCGGGGACAACTTCATCCAACGAAATATCCGTCAACTCAACAAAAGTTAACTTAGTCCAATCAAATCGTGAATCACTGGTCTGGATTGTCAGAGAGGGGTCGAACAACATGAGAATCTGCTCCAGCAGCTGCATTTGTTGGTGCTGGTTACTCACCCAACAGTACACTTCTGTCGTGACTTTGTATGGAATGGGCATATACCGGTGAATCACTCGAACGTCATTTGGCAGCATACCACCACTGGGGAGGTAAGAAACCCTATCCTCTTGCCCGATACTCTTGTTCATTTCAGGAGCTTGCTTAATTCCTGTCATGTGAGTAGACATTAGTGGTAGTCGAATTGGTTTGTTTTGGGTATTCTCATTTGCTATGCTGGCAACTACTTTGTCGTAGCTACCATACATCACAGGGACAGATACAAACTTGTCGTTATTTACACCAACTTTAACCTTGAATCCAGTAAAGATATTTGCAAATTGGATTAGGTAGCGTTCTATTTGGTGATTGTAGAAGTATGGGTGACTTTGCATTATAGTTGGTCCTTAATTTGTTGCCAGATATCATATCGGACATATACAGCACGACCAGAGAACCACACCTCGTGAGAGTCTCGATCAAACACCTCAGTTGTTGACACGAACGTTGGCAGAGTCGCGGGTGTAACTAATTGAAAGTTATTGAACTCTGGAGCCATGTACTTCTCCAGGAAGTCTCGCAGGGAGCCCGATAGCGGCACATTGGGGTAAAAGTTGCGAATAGACTGGTCTAACTGAGCGGTCACATTCCCAGTGCTGGTTGGATCTATCGTATCAAATAGGTCGATCAAATTATGAGCCCAGTCTCCATCAACATTCTGGCTGGCGGCTCGAATGAGTGGTTTGAAGCTACCCCACAAATCATAAGACGGGCATATGCCAATTTTTGTACCGTTCTCTGGAAACACCACATATGTGTCTCCATATTCATTAGATTCGCCAGTATCTGCAGTTGTGCAAATCGTACTGCGATCACGAGGTGGGTAATTTTTCCAACTATCTAGCCCACCCGCTGAAAGTAGCTTGGTGTAGTGGTTTGGATTGTCCAGAGACCGGCGCTCAATCTGTGATGAGTCGCTTGCAAAATATTCGGTTGTTACTTTCCGTAATCCTCTAAACAACGGAGAATTTTGAATAGAGTCGGAGCACCGCTGTTTGATTAACTCAAGTGCGTGGTCAACTTCAATTGATACGGTGTATTGGGATGCTGTATCAGGATCGATGATTGTAGGATTAGATGCTCGCCTGCCGTTGGAAGAATCGGGGGCGGTGAATACAGCTGCCTCTAATACGTGTTGTAGTTTCATTTAATATCCTGAAGCGCAATGCGCTGATCATCTACCATATAGGTTTTCAAATTAGTTTTATTCGACTGGTGTGCCGCCCGTTCGTCAGATTCCATATAGATCCACTGATTCTTCTTGGCACTATATCTATATAGCTTAGGTGGGATCTGATCTGTACTAACAGATTCGTATGTTACTCGATGATATGCACCATTGACTGAGAATTGTGGGAAGCCAATTGAAGTGTCACCTGTGGTGAATAGCTCGGGTGGTGTACCAGCTGGTGGCATTGCATCCTTATACAATCCATGAGCATCTAGATTAGCAAAGTCCGTTGTCAACTTGCTTATATTCACTCCATTGTTTAGGGCAGCTGTTATGTGCTCTTGTGGTATTTCTGAAATATCAGCAACCGTTTTCTGATCTTGGCCCAACTGGGGTGTCATCGAATCAGCTGCGATCTGAATCCGTTCATTAGCTTCAAGCGCAAATGTGGAGAATAATGGATCTGAGCCAGGGGAGAATCCTGTGCCTGATCCAGAGGCCAGGTTACCTTCCAGCGAGCCAACAAGGTCCAGTGTTTCTTGACGAGCCAACATCGGGCGGGCAACGATCTTCTGAAACATTGGAACCCAACCTGGTGTGTACCCGGTAGTAGACCACTTGACGTCCGATACTTCAACATACTTTCGAATAATTTTCATATCCGAGGTGAATTGAATTTCACTAGGAATTTCAAGAACGTCGCCAATGATAAACCCCCGGCCTAATTGTTTTACTGTTTCGGAGAAGTTTGCTGTAAATGTGAATACTGCTGAAGGCAAATCTATACCAAAGCGAGATAATTCTGTATTGATATCCACTAAGTCGTATTGAATCTTTAACTTGACGGGATTGGTACAATAAGATCTATCTCGGTTTTCTTGGAACAGTGGTGAGTCCTGGATATTGCGTATATCCGTTTGGATAAATTCAAACAACTCTAAAGTATCTACACGCCAGTGGGTAGTTCCAGTGGCGTCCACTGGTGATATTCTCCACATACGAGCAGGGACACTAGACTTGATTGATATTACATTCCGGACATTGTTTTGTGGTAGGTTGACTACATCAACTCCCCGCCATGTAATTCCATCATCACTACGCTCTACCCGGATACGCTTCACCCAATTTGTTTGCTCACCGTCTTGCTTAATTGCGATTGTGGTTATGTGTTTGCGCACCTCGGCGTGGGCCTCACGTGAGTAGTACTGTAGTCCAGTATCACGCTTGAGTACCCCGAAGTCGTAACCCAACCAGGATGATAGCAGCCCAGCGCCACACACATCACTCTGCCAACCAGCAGAAAATCGATCAAATGCATTTGCAGCTGGGTAGTCAGGAAGCGCGTCACTTGCGATAGCTGACCCAGTGCCGGCGGCGTCTATTAGTGTCCCTTGTTGGTGAACACCCAACATTTTGAATACACACGCATCTGCTCCACTGATGTTCAAGTTCTCATTTACCAGCGAATTGATATAGCAATTGTCAGCAGTTTGCTTCTGCAACTGCATTGGTGAACAGGCACTAGAATCTACCGTATCAGGACACGTCAGTTGACCACCGGGATGTACCAATATACAACCACCAGCTGATATTGTGGAGTCGATTACAGTCTCTACTAAGTGCGGCAACGGTGCGCACCCGCCATCGGACGGAGTGCATGTATTTCGAGGAATGAAATTAGATTCCGACGACTGGAGAGATGTTGGAATCTCATTTGGTTGTATGGTTTTTTCAACAGAAGGATCTAGAAAAATACTCATTATTATCCTTTAGTGATGCTGGCGCCGATGCCCCATGTCTCAACATCTGAGGCAACGTAGTCATCTAACTCCGAGATCAGCAATGTTTGCATCGTCACCGCCTCAGCCTTGAGAGATTCAGCATTCAATGTGATGCTACCGCCAGCGCCAGCAAGTGAGCTGAACTTGCCCCGCATATTGCCAAGCATGATCATAGCTTCTGATAGTGCCCAATCTTCGATCCAATTTTTCGTCATTCTATCAGTCAACAAGTCTTGCTCTGTGCGTTCGATTACAGCATCGACCAGGATTCGTTCATTGTTGCCGATATTTCGCATGATCGATAATAATCGCTTACGTTCTGTCCATTGAAATTGGAACTCACGCACAAACAGTTTATTGACGAGAGATTGATAAGAAGACATCAAGTGGAACGATAGTAAGTCGAATGTGCCGCTAGAGTATAGTTGTTGGACTAACTGTTGTCCGTACAAATCACTACCACCACTGTTGTTCGTGAGTAGACCCCCTCGTGTACGGTATAGATTCAAGACGTCTACAATTGTGTTGAATCCAACTGAGCGGCTAGTGAGAAGATAATTTTGTTGACCACGCTTGAGATCCAAGAAGAAGTATGCACGAGAGTTCCCAGCGCCAGAATCACGGCGAATATAGTCTAAACCTTTTTGAACAGCAAGGTCCATTTGCTCACGAGACAACTCAACATTGACTGTCGGTGCACCTAACCGGGTAAACAGGTTGTTTATTATTTTTCTACGCTCATCAACTGAACCGTCTGTTCCTACACCTATCTCTTCTGTCATAGGACGGCCTGAGTAGCCATCCAATCCTAGGATTGGAGTGCCTGCAGTAAAAGTAAGGTCTATAAACAGGAGGGGCGATGAGATCACTTCAATCATTGACGGCTCGCCGCACAATTGAGATACAATGTTGATATTGTTGATTTCGTTCCAGGCGGCAATAAAGGGTGCTGTGATTTGATCCCAGGTGCTGCCCGTCCAAATGTTGAGGGCACCAGAAGCACTGTTCAACCATCGAGTGCCGACTGGGATCACCAATAGTGAGGTCGAAAATGGTACTACTACCCAAGTGGTAGTCGAGTCCCGCTGAAATAGTTGACTACCATCGTACCAGGTTGTGCCGAGCACGGGCTGGGTGGGGTCTGTTACAGATGATGTTGGATATATTTGCGACCACGTCGATCCAACTCTCTCGTACCAAAGTCTCGTAATGGTATTAAACCAATATCCAGCAGTGAGTGCGGACGGACTCACGATGGATTGGAGAACATTTACCCCGACCCAACTACAATTTTCAACAGTCCCTACTAGTTTAAACCAGAGACCTAGTGTTGTGTTGTACCAGAGAGACCCTTGGGTGATGGGTGATTTGGTGGCGGGATTGGTAGTTTGGATAAACAGTTTACTTGTAATATCGATCCACGTAGTCCCATCCCATTCGCTCAGAGTGTTGAGTGTGGTGTTGAATAACACATCTGCTACAGCCAGGTCAGTTGGCTGCTTATGGTACACAATTGCTGTCACACTCACCCAAGTGCTTGATGATGAGTTATACTGCATCAAATGTTTTGTGAGTGGGTCAATCCAGTATTGGTGATTAGTTGGTGATGCTGGAGCTGTAGTAGATAGAGTTGCTGGGGTAGCTACCCAAATACTACCGTTCCAAACGCTCAGTACCATGGTCATTGGGTTGTACCAGAGTGACCCTGTTGCGATCGTTTGGGGAGTTGTATTCATCACCAATACGGTTGGCGTTGTCCAAGTATCAGAATTATCATTCCAACGGAAAAATACATCACCTGATTTCCAGAAGTTAGTACAATCGAGCATTGGTGCTTTGTTGGGATCGAGTGCTGTTACTGTGGTCGCGACATCTTTCCACACAACACCATCAAACTGGTGGGCGGTAGTACCGTCATACCAATAGTCATCACACTTAGGTAGGGATGGGTCGCTAGCATACGATATAACTGGAGATAAAGGTGATGGTGGTACCCAAGCGGTACCAGACCAGAGTTTCAGCTGAGATGTTGTAAGGTCAAACCAGGCTGAGTTAGTAAGTGGGGCAGTTGGATCAGCGTTAGAGATCACTGGTTTTACAATATTATACTGAGTACCATTCCACTGGGACCACAAACCACCAACATACGAGAATTGTCCATAATATGGTGCAGTGTTTTGTTCAAATTGGTTGATTGCAGTATGCTTCCAACTCTCGTTCAACTCATCAACAAGCGTCTGGTATGTAGATAGCGCAGATCCTCTGAGAACGAGATCTATTACCTTATCATCGACTTTCAATTTGACGGGAAAGTTGTTAAGTGCAGGTAATGTAATCGGAAGGGTTGCAGCTGGGTCGACTCCATTAGTCTGTATACACTGGTACCCCGCAGTACATTTGATTTCACTAGCACTTGGGCTGGATTGTGCATAGCTGTATATGCCGCCTTGGTTGTACTGGCACACTTTATCAATCGCAAAGAAGCCGAAATAATAAGCGGTACAGCTGGCCTCAAGACCAGTAACGCTCACGCACCCCGTCGTGGTATCGCTATTGCTGCTCCAGACTACTTTTGCAGCACCTATCTTGTCGCCAGCAAATATCACAGGTGACACATTACTGTCACCTGAATAGCAACACGTTCCGTCCTTGGGTTTGTCTCCTTGGGTTATAGGGGCGGTGCTCACCAATAGTGTCCCACCTGCGTAGTGACCAGTAGGAGTTCCACAACCCGTCTGGGGTGTAGGAGGGACAGGTGACCAGCAAACAGTACCAGTCGTATCGGACGTTCGTGTGAAGGTTAGGGTTTGAGTATTTCCTTCGGTCCGAATTGCACCAGGAGTGTCGAAGAATGAAACGGCCATTAGTATTGTGTAGTTGGTATGATCTTATTTATCTTTGCAATAAATACACGACAGTCGAACTACCTGTACCACATGAAGCTAGTCAACATTTTAAGTATGCGACAGAGCATCCAGGAAGCATATAGCACGTATCTACCTACCGTACTAAGCACACTAAACACACCTGAGAAATTTATGGTGATGAAGCCAACTGCAATCACTCAGATCGCCCAACTGATTACTGCACTGTCTATTATATCAAATGATAAGTTCAAAGAAACATTAAAATTGTCGGATTCAGATGTGTTGAATTACATCACAAAATTAGGATCTGATTCGTCAGTGGCAGCGAAACTTGTCGAGATTTCCAAAAAATCTCCATCCCAACTAACAGCCCTGACTACACTGCTGACAGATTTTCAAAAACTAGATCAAGGAAAGAAGCAAGAATTAGTTGGGCAAATTACCAAATTAGACACAAAGCTTCAAGCTCTTTGTGCAGAACTGGAGAAAACGACAGCGCAAGAAAAGCAAGAAATTGATAAGGTGGCTCAGACAGCTGTACCAAACCTTACTCTCTAGGAGTAATGTAGGCTTTGTGATAGAAGTACTTGGTCCGTGCTTTTATTTATATGCCCTCATTAACTTTTAAAGGATCAGAATGGCACGAAAACTTAGTTCTCCCCTTTCCCGCAGATCTACCGCTGGTACTACCAAGCGCGATCAGTTTATTAATGTAGAGACAGATGCTCAACTAAACGCAACCCGCAGGAGAAAAACGTGGACAGAAAAAGATTGTGTTGATGTGTCGCCATTGACAGATACACAACGTGATGTATTTCAATGTTGGTACCAACGGAGCGATTCACATCTCGCACTCACTGGCAGTGCCGGCACAGGAAAATCGTTTATTGGGTGTTACTTGGCTATAAATGATGTGCTAAACCCGATGACTGAACAAAAGAGATTGATTATCGTTCGTAGTGCTGTACCAACCCGTGCTAGTGGCTTTTTACCTGGTTCTCGGGAGGAAAAGGAAGAAATCTACCAAGCCCCATACAAAGAAATTTTCAGCAAGTTATTCAAGAGAGCTTCAACATTCGAAGACATGTTAGAGGCGGGGGTGATTGAGTTTGTTACTACCAGCTACATTCGGGGATTGACATTCGATAACTGTATCATTCTAGTTGACGAGATCCAATCGATGACTCAACACGAAATTGATAGTGTGTGTACCCGTCTCGGTAAAAACTCTCGGATTCAGTTGATTGGGGATTCTAGGCAGGATGACTTGCATTCAAAGAAGGGAACTGAAGTCAGTGGCTTTGAGTATGCAATCAACACAGCCCGACACGTATCCAGTTTCGACATCATCAAATTTACTCACGATGATATCGTACGAAGTGGATTTGTAAAAGATTGGATCATCGCTAGCGAACGTTCCTAATCATATATAATTCGCGTAGGGAGATAGTTAATCCTTAACCCTACGCGAAATACATTACACAGTACAGAAACAACCAAAATATGAGATTTACTTTTGCGACACGAGGGGCATGTTGCGGCAACAAAACTGGTGGGGTTAAATTACGGTCAACAAATTACGCTGTCGCTGCCGGATCTGCTCAACTATCACTAACACGAGCGTTTGATGTGTTTTACACTAATTACCACACACAACCAATTGAGATTGTGTTAACTCAACCAGAGCTGGTGATAATTCAAGCAGAACTCCCTAACAGTGAGTTTTCACTCACTGAAAATGTATTGCACTTTCGAGGCTATCCTATTTCTGTCGAACCACTATGATGCAACGATTTGTCAGTAGTTATATTGCAACTCAATATGACGCATCTACTCGACTAGAGGCGTGTCGCACTTGTGACAAGATGAATTCTTTGATGTTGTGCAACCAGTGTGGGTGTTTTATGCCAGCAAAAGTTCGCCTTAAGCACTCATACTGTCCAATTCAAGTTTGGGGGCCGATAGAGGATGATGGTAAGCAACACCCTGTTTCACCAGAGTACTTTGAGGAGCTCAACAAAGATTGACGCCACGATAGCGGTACCAGTGAGGTTTTTCTGCAATTCGAGCGTCTATTCGCTCGGTAACAATATCGATGTCCCGTTGATCTGGTACCCAATCTAGGTACAGTCCAGCATTTATGAACGTATCACTATCAAAGTGCGACTCTTTGTTGTAATTGATGCCCCTGACATCTAACTCACGTTTAATTTGATCGAAGCGTTTGGCTAAGTAAAGACCCTTGTCGTAAAACCACGAAACGTGGCCGGTGTTTAGCGTGAACCGTGGAGGCATTCGCTCTAGTACTCGTTCTACGCCAAAAGCTCGTAGGCTTCTGATTAGCGATTTGGGTACCATCTTTAATTCCCTGAATTCCGAAAACGCGTGTTGATCTGTCAGTAATACTGGATCTATTAAGTTAATTCGGGTCATTTTGAGTTCTCGGTACTCTGCTTGATAACTAAAGGATTGTATTATTAAGGAGCAACATGCGCACATCTTACACCTATTTGATTGGATGGTCAACACTAGACAGATGGTGCTACGGATGCCAGTACAGAAACCCCACAAATCCGGATAAACTATGGGTTACATACTTCACATTCTCTAAAGTAATGAAGGATTGTCGATTGAAATACGGCGATCCAGATATAATCAAACTCCGAAAAGTTTTCAGCGATTGTAACAAGCGCAGCGAGAGGGGAATCAAGAGGATTCATGGTCCAAAATCATGAGGTCTATGTGTCCAACAATTGTTAGCTCTTTAAGGTTGTAGGGAGTCGCGAGATGGGTCAGTAGTGACTTTCGGTACAATTCCCATGATGTCCCTCTGTTTCAAGAAAAGATATTTTGTTCGCTCGAATTCAACTTCCTGTCCTGTTCGTCGGTTGAACATCACTCGGTCCCCAACAGCTACTACCATCTTATCAAAACGGTCACTAATGTAGGTACCTGGACCAACAGCGACAACCGTGCCTAGGTCAGTATCATCTTCTTTTTGAGAAGCGATGATAATTCCCGTTGATGTTTGAGTAACTTTTTCTTGTTTTTTAATCACTACAAAATCGTGGAGTGGTTGCAGGTTGAGTGGTGTTGTCATATATTTCCTTTAAAATTTAATTTATACAGCAAGTTCCGAGTTGGTCAAAACATATTCCCATTTGGTGGTACCAGCACCCCAAACGCGGTCATGGCCCATCACGTTGAACACTGTGTCATACTCAGTGCGTATGGGATCATAGTCGGGGACTTTCAACTTCAGAATATCCTTGCGGAACCCCCAACGATGTTTACGTACACCATCTACCACATAGTAGTATTCGATACTATTAGATCGAGCACAAGAAAACCCCAACTGCTGGTACATATTACCAGCACTCCACCGATTGTCAGACATGGAGAAAATCTTCACAGGTTTCCAGACTTTGATAAAGTGGTTCATTAACTTGGACGCACCACCTACCACTCGGAAATCGCTATCAGTAGCATATCGGACCAGTTCATACTCCCCTGTAGTATCTTTCCCCTTATTCTGGGACATGAGAATTCGAGGTGAACTGAATGTTTGTACTGCAACTAAGTGTTCACCGTGATATAGTCCCAAGTTGATCTGAGCTACGACTGAACCCTGAAGGTGATGTTTATTCAACAACCCTGCAGTCATTCTATTGGTAATTTCTCGTACTTCGCATTTGCGAGCATAAATTACATCGAGGTTACTGCGTTTTGATATGTGTTCGATTTTTGTAACAATTAACTCCTGATTAGCCTTCCACTCATCTGACCAAAAAAGAATGGCGCCTGGGTTTTCTGCTATAAGCGTCTGTACTAACTTCTTGGGAACCAAATTTTGCCCAAACTTCTCTACATCTGCAATAATCACAATCAACTCAGAAGTCACTCTCAGCGCTGGCACACTCTCCCCTTCAGCTAACAGTGTGATTAACTTACCCCCCACTCTACTGTACAACTCATCTACATAAGTCTGCCCAGATTTCACTCCAAGCGAACGAGTCTTACCAGATTTCTTCTTGCCGCAGTGAGGGCAGCCATGCCCTTCCTTCAGTGATGTGATGCGAGTGTGCCAAGACCCGTGTTCTGAATTCTTGGTACAGTGCACCGCAACTTTACTGTGTACACCTGTCGCGCAATATTGCGAAAAAGCGCTTGTGGGGTCTGCAAGTGCGATTCCAGAAATTCTCTGAACTGCTGCCTCTATTGAGGGCCATTTTTTATTCGCTTGGACGATGTTCATTTTTGTGTGGCTTTCGTAGATGATATTTTGTTGCAGGTCGGGCAGCCTGTTCTGGTAGGATTATCCAGCATCCATTTATGCTTTTTTAGCACACAATGTGTGAAGACTGAACCACAACTACTGCATCTCATCCCTATTTTGGACTTTGCTGTTTTATAAGGTTGTGTGATCGTTAAGTTAGCAATCTCAAACGTTACCTTGTATTTATCAGGTAAGGTGTTATTGAAATTATATATGTTGTGGGATGTGTTGTCAATTATTGGAGTAATTATACTATGTTATGGTTGTTGTGCACAACTAAATGCAGTTGTGGGTTGTGTTGAACCACTAAGTTAAATCTTTGCAATATGTACCCAATCTAGCCTAGCGTGTAATGCACATTCGTGCAGCCCACGGTGGGCTATCTATAGTACTACATTTCATGCATGCAACATCTAGGGGTTGGGGTTGGGGCGAAGAAAAAGCCGCGGCCCGCGGCTTTTTCTAGTTAGTTGTTCGATAAATTATTCTACATGGGTTCTTGCTTTGGTGGCTACGTAGGTGCTCACAGCTTTAACTATCTCGAGTCATTTCAAATTTTAGTGTGCCACAATCCCAGACTCTCCAAAACCCATGCACTTCCATGTTAGCATATTCCGTAAGTTTAGGGTTGTACTGTGGGAGGATCTTTTTGAGATTGTCCTTGCGATAGTTCCACCTGTGCTTGCGAACGCCTTCTATGACGTAGAAATAAGATGGTGGGTTGTCCACCGTTAATTTGAACCCGAGTGTGGTATACATATTGCCCACACTCCATCTCTTGTCTGCGAAGCTGTATATCTGCTGCCACTCGGGTTGGGTTCGCTTGAAGTGGGTCAACAACTTAGATGCAATTCCGGGAATACGGTAATTAACATCTGTACAGAATCTACTTAATTCCCACACACCTTGCTTTTCAGTTGGTGATTTATTCTTCTGCCCGAGCGCGACCCGTGGAGCAGAGAATGTCATCACCGCAACCAACACATTTTCGAAGTATGCACCCAGAGATACCGAGCACGTATCATTCCCTTGTATGTGATTACTATTCAGCAATCGCTTTTTGTCGGCGGGTTGACACTCTCGGATAGTACACTGTCGGGCATGAATCCTGGCAGGAGTTCCCGATTGAGTGTAGTGCTTTAACTTTGCGGACAGCAGATTAATATTGTTAAATTCATCTTCAAATAATAGTGTATATTTGACGCCAGCCGCCTGCAGCGCCTTAGAAGTTACTAGCGCATTGCGACGATGAGCATTCTTATCTCGAATCGATAGTACAACCACTGCATGATTTGATGAGGGGTCAAAAAACGTCACCACAACCTCTCCGACTCTAATAAACTTTTGCCCGGACGGGAAAATGCTTTGTAACACATCCGCGAAGTATTCGACTGTCGAATTTGCTGAAATATATTTGAAAAATAGTGGGGGGATCACACCTTTGATATTGTGGCGAGATCCTACATTTTCTCTCCACCCCAACATCTGCAAATTCGACACATCAGCGCACACGGCTGGGGGGATGTTATTGTCGAAGCAGTATCTTGTAGGGACAAAGTGATCTAAGTGATACGCACCCTGGACACCAGCCCTACCACGTGGTAGGTTGTTCGGATTTATGATGTGTTTGTAGTTGCGATAAGTCTCTTCAGTCAGTGTGGATACCATTGCTTTGTATGATCCCCATGCGGGAGCTGTCTCTCTCCACTTAACTGAATTAGCTTTCGACCACGCTGTTACACCTGAGGTGCGGTCATTTATGCCGCAGACAATACATACCGAGTTCAGGTTTATCAAATTTCCTGGGTAAGTTTCGAATTTATGACCACACTTGTTGTTATAAAACCATAACTTGTGGGTTGTTTGTCTGAGACCTGTGAAAGGACTAAGCACCTCTAACCCCTCGCTTGCCCACTTATCCAATATTGGCAATTGCGCGTCTTGGATAGCGGATAATCTTCGGTTGTTGTAGCACTTTGGACACCCCGAGACTCCGTTCTTCTTAAGTGTCTGCCGCTTAGATAATGGTGTTGCTGACCACACGTGACTACACACCATACATGCCATTTGGTGATGTGCTGAGGCTCCTTTGAATGGTTCCAACAGTTGAATCTGATTCTCTTCTAGTAGAGATGTGGCATATGGTGGTGGTGCGAGTGGGGTGAGCATAATAAATTGAGTAGCAGCTTTGTGAGTTATATGCGATATTGTGGTATATTTATGATGATGGTCACCACGATCTTAAGTCCATACTAATCTGCAGAATTCCCTCAGAGTAAAAAAAGCCCGCATTCAATGCGGGCTTTTTGGTGCATTATGGTTTATGCGAATGACAAACCGTTAATTACGACTTTACCATAGTAGTCCGAACTATTAGCTAACGATGTAGCAGAGTTCGTGAATGAGGTCTTAGCATAGCGAGTCATCAAGGACATTGATGGTTGATATGTTGTTGGATTCATGATCACACCAGTGCTCATCAACGGAATGTATGGGCAGTAAAAGTACCCTGCATCTTGTTCCCCATTACCACCCTTGTACCCGATAAGCAGCTCATCATCACCTGAACCACCAAATGTAGTTGATGATGCTTGATTCCACATGTATGAGTACACTTTAATGGAACCATTCAATGTGCCAGCCAGTGCTGTATTATTTGGTCCTTTGAAGGAACCTTCAACAGCTGGTGCGAACACTGATTTTGCAGCGCTTTGCAGAACCGACAAGATCATTGGAGACACGACGATGAAGTTACCTGCACCACGACGAGTCTTACGACCAATCTCATTTGTCACTGCGTTGATGATGGTACCCAAAGCAGCGAAACGATCACCAGCAAATGTTGGTGTGTATGGAGATGCTGCGAGAGCACCATTCCAGGTTGCAGTTGTACCAGCAAGGGCCAACAGGTCACTAATGACCTCATTGTCGATTTCTTGGATAATTTCTGCAGACATACCAGCAGTCATTTCAGTCTCAATGTTCAGACCGTGTTGGCTGTTCAAATCTTGCATTGCTTCGATTGTCCAACCAGTTTGCAATTTGCGTGACTTAGCTTCGACAGCTTGTGACACAACTTCCAGGGTTACCTTACGGCCGCCAGAACCTTCGATACGGCCACCAGAACCACCGACGGTACAACCATCCAAGCTAGAGAATCCGGTGTTAGCACCGAAACCTGCACCTGTAGGAGCACCAGAGATGTTTGCTTCGTTGGTTGCACCCAAGCCGGACGCACCAGCTGCGATCGCACCAGCATCTGTGTCACCAGAGTAGTAACGGCGGATTGGCTCAGCATTACCGAACATTTCATCGCCAGCGTTGACAGTGCTTGGAGCGCCGACAGTTTCGTTATACTTGTAACGCATGCTATAGACGATACCGACAGGTGCCTTCATAGGCTGCACACCGACCAACTCAGTTGCGATTGTACCAGGGATGATACGACGAACCATAGGGATCAGGATGTTACGGAAGCCAGCAACATCAGATGCTTGGGTAGTACTGCCAGAAGCAGACTCTGACAAGTGTTGTTTTTGGTTCTCGAGCAATTGGTCAACAATCTTGCGTTTGTCGCCGGACAAACCGGTCAGGAGGGTGGACTTGGCTTCGCTCCAGTTTTCTAGTAAATTCATGGTCAATTTTCCTTTCTGAATATTAAATTAGACCCGCGCTTGATAACAAGCGACGTTTTTCTTCTTCTGACATTCCAGATGTCGATTCGCTTACTACCTTGCGGGTATTGCGAGTCGTGTCACCTGTCATCAGTTCCAGCTTACGGGGATCTACCTTAGATTCAGACAGTACTTGAACTTCCTTTTCTGTTTCTTTGCTTCCCACTTTAGTGCTGATATTAGCACTCTCTGTGATCACACGGTCAATAAATCGATCGTATGTTTCTTGCAGCTTGTCTGTGGAGACAGTTGCGAGAATCGTCTCCATCACTTGTTTCGGTTTGCCGCCAAGTGATGATAAAATTGTTGTCAGTGTATTTGCGCGCTGTGACTCATTGAGCGACTTTTTCAGTGCAGCATTTTCTGCTTGTGACTCTTGGAGCGCAGATGTTAGTTTTTCCAATTGGCCGGCGATGCCAGTCTGTTGAACATAGAATTGTTCAAATTCAGAGCGGAAACCTTCAAACATCTTAGCTCCGAGAGCATTGCGTTGAGACTCTACCAGATCAGCTTTGATCTCTTCAAACTCTTCTGCAATTACAATGTCCAAGAATGAATCGATCTTTTCGATCAACATCTTGAAATCACCCTTGACGGTTTGAGAGAGTTCTTCTTTAGCTTCTACTAGCGATGCTGCAGATTCTGCTTCCAGATCACGGAAACTTTCGATGTCTGCTTTGTGCTCTGTCACGTGCTTTGTGAGGGCTTCGGTTACCAATTGGTCAACTGATTCGATCAGAGTATCACGATCTGCTACGTACTCACGAGCGAATTTCTCAGTCAACTCTTGGGTAACAGAAGCGGTAGCTTCTTCACGAGCTTCTGTGACGATCTGATCAAAAGCTTCCTTGATAGACACTTTGGTATCATCTGTCAGGACTTCGCTTTCAAATAGTTTCTTTAGTACTTCAACTGACATAATTTATCCTTTGTATATGGTTAACGACTATATTTAGTATTATTTATAGTGGTAGTGAAAAAAATGGCTAGAGGGTGCTATTTCAGTGACTGTGAGAGCTCTTCTGCTGTTGAAAACTTGAGTTCTCGTGATGTTAGTGGCCGAGTAGATGCAGGGTCGCGGTAGTAATTAATGATGCAGTGGTATTGATTGGGTGAGCTCTTCCAGAAGGATACCTCTGATCTCATACCATGAATTTGCGCACCCCGAACGTAAACATTGAGAACATCTTGGTTGATTTGGTCACCACCATCAGTAGCGACTTCTCGAAATTTGATATTAGCGAGCAGAAAGCCGGCGGATATTAGCTTTCTATCATCAAGTGTGATTGGAGTGTGTCAGTTTGACAGGTTGTTTGCGGGTCCAGAACCCTTCAGCTATCAGATATTGTATCAGTTTCATTACTTTTGTCCCGCGAGCAATCTATCAAGGAGGGCAGCTCTATCAACAATCATTGTATTGTTTACAGTATTACTGAAGGAATCTAGCCCACCAGTAGTACTCATCTTGTCCTTGTGCTTCTTGATATCAGCTTTTTGTTTGATTGCATCTAGTGCAGTGTTGAGTGCTTGGATGGACACCTCGCCGAGGCGGGCTTGACTTCGCGGCTCAGCATAGTCGATGTTCAGCTTTAGCGTAGCAGCGAGGTCCATTGCTTGTTGTTGAACATCCTGCAACTGCTCTTCGATGGACTTATCTTTCTCATCGTAGTTAGCTGCAGGAGTAGGTGGAGCCAGTGGCAGACTAGATGTGGGGGTCGTCGCAAGTGTCGTCCCCGAGTCTAAGTCGAACACATTCTCCAGTGGGTGTTGAATATTCATGGTGCAATTACTTTGAGCTTATACGCATCATCTGTAATTCGATATGTTGTAGCATCCATACCTTCCTTGATAGCAGGTGCCAACCATCCTTTATCGCCTCTCCACATACCCATCAGTTTACCTGAGGTGCCACAATAAGCGCCTTCAAAATCACCCTTACCTGGTTTGATATCCATCTCGCGAGTGTTGGCAGTGTCTGTCCATTCTCTGTGGTCGCCAAATGTAGCAGCTTTTTTCTTGGTGTGTGACTCATGCACTGCACGGGTTCCTATCACTGAGTGCATCTTGCTTACAAATTCTGGATGCAGGTGTTCACACGAACCTTGTTGTGTAGCAATTTCCCAGTGCTGATCAACGTCATTATTTGCTTTTAGTGACGCTGACAAATTGTCTAAGATCCGGATATCATTGCGCAATAGTTCAATCTGAGTATCATCATCACAAGTCGCCAAGAAGCCGACAATATCGTCAATTGCTGACTTGATTTCTTTCAAGTCAAAGTTGCTGATCCAGTCCAAATTTGGCTTGACTTCTTCGGGTTGTTCTAGTTCACGATGTGGGTGGATTTCTTCCGTTGCATCATTAGTTGGGGGATTATCATTAATACTCAGTGCTTCTTCATCCTCGTCGATGTAGTCTTCTTCGTCACCTGATTCCAAATCATCTTCTGTTAATCGAGTAGCAATAGAGTATGCACGATCCAACTTATCCAGGACATCTCTCAGGGAGTCTCGGACGTCCCCCACTATCGATGTACGAGGCATTAGGTGAATGATGATATCTTGTACTTGAGCAATCACCGCGGTCAAAGTGCGAGTAGACTCACTCCGGGCCTCACTAACAACGAATGGATACTGTTTGACATATAGGTCCACCAACTCAGTAAGGCCCATATCACCACCATACCCTATTGCACGGTTAATCGCATCTGCAATCGCTGATCGATATTGATTAATCGCTCCATACTTTCTGTCCCAAGTACGACTGTACACTTTGGTAAACAGCTTACTCTCTTCCTCACCAACATGGATTGAGGAGCCTTCGGTTACTGGAGTGTTGGTATAGTCTGATAATGGATGAATCTTCTTGAATTGAGCAATCACTTCACCAACCTGGCCTACCGGCGCGACAGATTGAGTGCGGAAAAAGTGTTGAATCCAGTTATTGTATAGGTACTCAGACACCTCGAGATTTTGCCGAGTGCGACGGTACGCAGAATGTCTGATTGTGTCATCAAGTTCACTATACAAGTTACTATATACATCTGCTACTGACTCTTTCAGGTAAATCCGACTATTGTGTTGAGCTTGGGTGGTACCCACTCGTGAATTATCTCGGGAGTGGGTTACTTTGTAGATTACTTTCGGAGAAGTGCGTGAGTACACTTCCCCAGCTTTCTTGAAATTATCTGGTGTTTGGTTAACGACAGTACCTCGTTCGCCCCCCGAAATAAAAATTTCAGATCCAGTTTTGATTTTGCGGTCGTCTAATTCAGCAATGATTGAGTGGATATTGGACAGTTTTGACATTGTATTGTGGACTAATAGTATTAAGCAGGGGTTTGTGTATTTACTGTGAGGTTGGATGTAGACAAGAAAAAGCCCCTGAGGGCTTTTTTGTTCTGGTGCAGTATAATTATTTTTGTGGGGGCGCGATGTTCAAATGCACTGCTTGTTTGTCTAACTTTGAGTCAAATAGCTTTTGCAGTAATTCTAAATATTCATCATGCAACTCTTCGGATACATTGAGACATTGAGATACAAGTTGCCGAGCTGGAATGATGTTGAGTTGTCACGTTCAACGTACTTTGTCGGAACTCTTTCTGGATATTTTGCTATCATCCTATCCAAAGCAACATAGCTAGCTGAAATTGCCGCATCGCGGATTATCGAGATTTGATCTTCACTAAATCCAGCTTGTTTTAGCTGTTTGAGGGCAGCCTGCGGCGGGAATGAATCTATCCTTGTCCTTTGTAAACATCGCATCCATAAACCAGCGATCTAATTTGTTGAGGATGCCTGGACCATATTTTTCACCGCGCACCAACTGCTTAGCATATGCAGCAGATTCACTGGTAGTGGACATTTCTTGGAGTACTTGTTTTAGGATTGACATAATGATATTTTAGTTGACTCGCGTATTTAGATTTCAGTAAACAGTTTTGCTAGAGCAGTTGAGATAGTGGGACTTGGGCGCGCTGGGATGAAGTCGAGTTTTTTCTTCATTGCACGGGTTGCGGCGAATACGAACGATTGAGAATCTTCCGACCCAGCTTTAATTGCAGTAAAGAATTCTTTTGGAAAGGCTACTGTCGTCCCGCGAGTGCTATGCTCATATTGCACTGGGATATGGAATCTCTCGACATCATTGGTGATGTACTCTAATTCAGAATTAGATAGTTCTGGTAATCCAATGGACCGCAGATACGGGTTAATTTCCGCAGGTGTCGTGAAGTCTTTGGAGTTTGTTCCAAATCTCACAGTCGAAGAACCACGATCTGGATTGTGTACGCCTGTTCGTGAGAACTGGATGCTGGGATCTAGACCATCTGAGTACTTAATAAACACTGCTCTGTAAGCATCTGCTTTTGAACTCCCGGTGGGGCCACCAAACAATCCCAGCTCAGGCATTCCTACCCCAGATCGGCTCATTACCCACTTGAGATTTGACCAGTATCCACCAGTCGTAGGACTGTGTTCGATACTAGCCCCGCCGGTATCGAACACCATTTCTTGAAGGACTTGTTTTAGGATTGACATAATGTGAGGTATGAGATTGTAGTCTATTTAGCTTTTTTCACAGGTGCGCCGAATATTTGATCCTCAGTTATTATCTGAAATCGAATTCCTCTATCGTCACACCAGGCTTGTGCTGCTTGCCACTTGGCGTAATTGACAGCACGGGTGAGTTGAGCATACGTGCTCTCTTTCTTTTGCTCATTTACTTGACTCTTAGGCTTAATCTCAAGTAACCTCCGTTGAAGAGCCCCTGTCGAGTCGGTTATCTCTATATAAAAATCGGGGTAATAGTTCGCTGGCTTGTTCTTCACTGGATTCCAGTATGGAATTTTAATTTCTTCAGATAGTACTTTGGTAATGCCAGGGTTGTTATCAAAGAACTGTAGACACCGCAACTCCCACGAACTTCGGAAGATAATGTTGTTTAGATCGCCTTCGAATTTACTGGGATTGAGAGGTCGGTAGCGACCTTGGTGATATTTTGAAGCCAAAAGTAAACCCCACATGATGTGGGGTTATTTAGCTGTTGGGTGGTATTAACTAACCAGGTGAATTTTACCGGTGTACCCATTTTTCTTGAACTGTTCCTTAGCTTGGATCACAGCTTGAATTTGAGAGTCTGCTTTTACCATAATGTACGTATCTTTGTCGATATCAAATAGTTCTTTCGATTTTTTGGAGAACATGTACGATGATGCACCTTCTGTTAGTTCACTGGATTCGCCGGCATCTTCCTGAGGGGCACACTTAGATGCAAGAGCTTCGGCTGCAATGCACAGTGCTTCAATCTCTGCATCACAGTCTTCCAACTCATCAAGAGATGGTATGACAGCCAACGCTGAAGACAGACGGTCAGCGGGTGTTTGTTCCTCAGGAATTTCAGAAGACGTGATATCAGGTTGATCCGATGGATTATTGGTGCCTGGTTCTTCTTGGTAGTCAGATTCTTTTAGTACGATGCCAGCCATTTGAGCGAGGCGGATTTGTTGTTCATTCATGTTGGGAGTTATGTTATTCAGGATTATTTATAAGCAATTCATAAACTAGTCGCGGTTACCAGATGCCGGAGCTTGTTTGTGGATCAGCTGCTGTAATGCGGCCTGGACTTTTCCAGGACCATCAAATGATGTACCTATATCGAGATTTTTTGTTGACTGAGTGTACACCGACACGCTGTGTCGTTCACCATCACCATCAACTACGCCCGCCACGTGCCAGAATGATGGGGTAGATTTCCCAACCTTTGGGCTGAATTTTAGCTTGGAATCTGCTGCCGCCAGTTCATTTAAAATTTGCGTGAGGATGGATGTTTTCATGGTTCGTGAATTTTATCGTTCGTTATTTATGGTGTATTTACGGCGTGTCACGCCGTGGACACTATTCTAACAACATTTCACAACTCAGTCAAGACTGAGTAGACAATAAAAATCTACCCGAAGGCAGATTTTTATACATTGGCACATTGGTGAGGATTAGAATGGGCCAACACCGCCCAGCATAACACCAGGCTTGATGTTATCTGCAAATGTCTGAAATGCGTGGTCAACAGCAATGGTCAAGTCAATTGTTAATCCGTCGCTGTTGGAGTAGTCAAGGCCACCAATTTTGTGTTGGGTAATGACACAACCTTCGTATGTCCAAGTTTCCAGCACAACATCATTGCCGTTCAGCAAATCGAGGACGGTAGCGAATTTGTACACAGAACCCTCTTGCCCAGCAGCCAAGTACGGACCTTCGGCGCCGATTAAGTGTTGTTGGCGCTGTAACTGAGCTTGTACTACTCGCGAAGCACTCGAACCAATATCATCATCGAATGTGATCTGGAGATCGCCAAATTTATGCTTACCCAAAAAGTTCGCATAAGAATTGTATCGATTGAGAGTGTGCTTGTCGAATGTCAGATCAGGGCGATCAACTTTTTTACACTGCATCGACAAGTTCTGGCTCGTTGGGAGGTCCCCAAAACCGAAGAATTGCACTCGCCATTTGTTCTGCTGCTTAGGCTGCAGAAAACCGGTCCCAATATCGGGTACACCACCAACATCTAAAAGTCGCGCCATTGTTTTTCTCCTTTGTACTCCCTTATTTATAACTTTTAACTTTTAGATGTGTTCGCGCTCATATACACCACTATTTCTGCGTGTTGTTGGATGCCACGTTTTTCGTTGATCGCTCATTGCTCATCCAGTTCGCTTCCTGACAATACATCTTATAAGCACACCACATCATCTAGACTTAATTATTCCGAATTAAAATCAGACAACACATCTTGCAGTGTTGAAAAACTTAGCGAGCAGCTCATCACTCCGATTGAGTTCGGTGTATGCAATTACCAACAATTTAATTTCATTATCTGCACAGTATTGGACTTTCGCTTGGTCCCTACGGCGCTGCTCATCGAATACCACTTGAGCACGTGTGTGATGTTGTGGTGTCCAGTTAGCCTGATCATTGTTGCCTATCAATATAGCCTCGTAGTGTTGCTGGCCGTGGAATTCAATGCACGTGTTATATTCAGGAACATAGAAGTCATATTTTAACTTGCGTCCAGTGAGAGTATTAATACAACCATCGAATGTTTTCTGGGGTTGGTGCACAATTTTATGAGTATCCAACCACACCTGTACAGCTCTCTCCCCTTTACTAGCACTGCAACCAGGGCAGCCATTCTTCGCGGTTATGTGTTTCGCCGCAGTTTGGTTGAATTCCCCATGCTTCTCACAGCTGATGGTGAGTTTAGTTTTGTTGACGAAGAAATCGTCACCTATGGACACACGCGAATAGTCGTATTTGGTCCCGTGAATCTCACGAGCTCTGGATATAAACGACTCGTTTGTGAGTTTAGTTTTGCCTGCACACGTCGGGCAACCATTCTTACCTACAGTGTGGTTGCGGATATTTTGAAGGAATGGTCCGTGCGTCCTGCAATTGATTGTGATCTTACTGTTGACGTTGATTTGTTGTGTCCACACAACATTTGAGTAGTCATATTGATCACCATGAATAGTATGTGCTTTATCTAAGAACCCTTGTTGGGTGATCCGAGAAGTTTTGGCACACTTTGGACAGCCATTGTTCAGGTGAATATGGTTGGCGATTTTCTGAGAGAAGTCTCCATGCGTTCTACAAGTGATCATCACCTTAGAATCCGTCTTTGTCGTAGCAGTCCACTCAAGCAGTGCTCGTGTGTAGTCATACCTATCGCCATGTACTCGAGCAACACTTTCGATGAAATCTACACTTGTTAGTGTACCTGTGACCGAACACTTTGGGCACCCAGCGCCACTGACGTGACTTGCAGCAGTTTGTGAGAAATTCCCGTGGATAGGGCAAGTAATCACAACCCGTGTCTTTGAATTGCTGGTGTCTGTCCACTCTACTGCAGAATATTCATACTTGCTGTCGTGAGTTGTGCGTGCTTTTTCCAAGAATATGTCTAGTGTCCACTTAGTTGGAGATTTCTTAGACTTTGTTACTGTTGCGCACTGAGGGCAGCCCTGTTTTCTATGAATGTGTCCTGCAGGCGTTTGATTGAATTGCCCGTGGGTTCGGCACATAATTGCCAGGTGGGTCAATACTGTCGTGGTGTCAGTGAACTGGCTAGGGGTGTTCGAGTAATCATAGCGCGTACCATGGATCTGCCTAGCATTCTCTAAAAATAGTTCTTGTGTTAGTTTTGCCATTGAATGTGGTGAGAATACACAGAAAATGTGGATCGTAAATAATAGTTCAATCGTACACCTAAGGTCCTGCTGTTGGCCACAAAAAATCCACTAATTAAAAAAGCCGGCGATGATTCGAGCCTGACGGAAGATCAAGTACTTGAGTACACTAAGTGCTTTAACGATCCACTATACTTCATTGAAAACTACATATACGTCCGTCATCCAGTGAAGGGTCAGACACTATTTAAGTTGTATGATTATCAACAAGAGTTAGTTGTAATGTACAACAACAATAAAGATGTGATTGTTCGCTGGAGTAGGCAGGCCGGCAAATCAGAGGTTAGTTGCGCTTACTTGTTTTGGTTCTCTGTGTTTCGCAAGGACAAGACCATCCTCATTGCTAGTAACAAGCACAAGAACTCCAGGGCCATGATATCACGCATCAAGTTTATGTATGAAAAAATGCCCATGTGGTTGAAGCCTGGGGTGAAGGATGATGGTTGGAATGCACTGAGTTTAAAGTTTGATAATGGAAGTGTAATCGAGAGTGATGCTACCAGTGAGACGACTGGTCGGGGTGGATCCTTTTCTATTCTATATCTTGACGAGGTAGGTTTCGTGCCGCCCAAGATGCAAGAAATGATGTGGGCTTCGATTTCACCAACTCTAGCTACTGGTGGTAAGTTGTTTATAACTTCAACACCAAATGGGGATTCAGATCTATTTGCAACACTATGGCGAGGAGCTGAATCAGGAACCAATGGTTTTGCGTTCCATAAAATTCTATGGAACCAAGTACCAGGGCGAGATGATGAATTCAAGCGCAAAGAAATCTCTAAAAATGGGGTGTTAACTTGGCGGCAAGAGTTTGAGGTTGAATTTTTGTCATCCGAGCCACTACTTATTAGCAGCTTATTCGCCCAGACCCTAAAACCTACAGACCCCGTAGATGTGAATCATGGGATTAAAATTTGGAAAAACTTTTCTAAGGATTATGGTAGCACTGCTGTGGTAAAGAGAGATCCTTACGAAAGCCAAACGGCGGATTTATATAATTACCAACGAGCGGAGCAGGCGGCGCCTGAAAAGGTCTATAACAAGCAGTGTATCGTAACATGTGACCCCAGTAAGGGACTTGGTGGGGATTACACGGTAATCAATGTTGTTGAGTATCCATCTCTCACTCAAATGATGGAGTTCAGATCTAACATTAGCCAAACCGCTGAGGTATATAAGATACTTCGTTATATTTGGAAAAAGGCGGATGAAGCAGGTTGGGAATGTATGTTCACGGTGGAGAATAATAGTGTCGGTGAGGGTATCATCATACTGTACGAGACGGATGAAAAAATCCCAAATAATGTGGACATGGTCAATGATAGCGGTAAGCAATTAGGTATGAACACCAATGCTCGCACTAAGCTTCAAAGTTGCAAAACGTTCAAAGAGATGGTTGAAGCTGGAAAATTCACAATCAACTCTGCCGATACCATCCGAGAAATCAAGACCTTCGTCCAAACAAAAGGTAGTTATGCAGCTCAGCCTGGTGGTCACGATGATACGATCAGCGCATGGTTACTGGTTTGTCGAGTTCTTCAAGAGATTGCATCATATGATGCAGATGCATTCCAAGCTCTTTACGAGGTTGGTGAACTTGGTGATGAGTTGGTTGATGATTCGGACGACTTTGATGATATGCCGATGGTATTTTAGGTGAAGATGGTTACTTCAATTGAGCTAGTTCAGCATCTCGCTTGATGATGTCCTTGGCGGCCTCAACTTTGGCAACAATTCTTGATGATATATTACTATTGCGATTCAAGAAGAAACTCAATGAGGCTAGTGCTCTCTTAGAATCACCAGAATGTGCTGATAGTGCCCACTTCACGATTTCGGAAATTGATCCGTCACTAAAGAGGTGATCAGGTGCGTGAGTTTTTGCCGAACCTATCCAATCAGTCGCTTCTGCAACATCATCATTTTTAATAT